ATTCTAAAAGCCTTTTCGTATGGGCTTTTGGAATGTTTGGCAATGTATTGCAACGTGTAATGTTTGTTTTCAAATATTTGAGCTATCATAATACACCTCCATAGTTTTTAAAAAGGGCAGGCTTCGTGCCTGCCAATGTGGGGCAGAGGAGGAAAGGTAAGATAAGCGGTCAAGGAGTGCCATGGGCATCTTTAACACCTGCATTTTCAATTCTTTGCTTGATAGTTTCTGTTATTTCGTCATATAGAGCTTTTGGTATATCTTTTGTGCTTTCAAGGGAAAAGTCAGATAATACTGTTCTTACGATTAGCTCTGTTTCTTCTTCACCTATGTTATGATATTTGGCAGTCGTGCGGATAATTGCCCAGAGCCGTTTGACTTGGGCTTCAGAGATTGTATTGCTGTGATGCTCTGGTTCTGGCTCGGGCTCTTTTTCTTCTGTTGTGGGTTCTGGTACAAGTTCACTTTCTTCATATGGCAGTTCGTTAGTTTCTTCGGGGAATGCTAAGCGAAACGCTTGGGCTATGCATACCTTTTTAAGCATGAATATTGGCATGCTTTTCCAAGATGGGGTGTCTTTTCTGACCTCTGATAGATACACCTTCCATTTGAGTGGGTGTTCCCAGTCTTTCCTGTATATGGTAGTCTCTGCATATGTGCCAACTTCATCCTTACCAACGGCTACATCCCAGCCGTTGAGCTTTCCAGAGCGTTCAGCTCTTTTTATGTATTCTGTATAAGATACGACCAATTGTAAGCTACCTTTGAACGGTATAAAATGGACTTCTCTTTTTGCGGGGTCTAACCCCAGATACTTTGCCAAAGAGATAGCCTTCCTGATCTCCACATCACTCACCCCTTGTAGATGTGGAAATAGTACTTTTACCATTTCTACAACGTTATCTGCTTTTACTATTGTACTCATTGTTTACCTCCTTTTTAGTTATTGGCGTGTCTTTCTAGGACACGTAATAAATACAACACTTCTTGAAGGGTCTTAACCCTGTATTCTCTTTCATATACAATGACCCTGTAGCCTTTTGTGGATTTGAAAATCACCGCATGCAGTCTCCAGAGTTCTTGCTGTAGTAAGCCTACTTTCATTTTTTGCCTCCTGTTATCTGTCTTTTAAGGTCTCTTGCAACCTTAAATTTTACAACTCTTCTTTGTGGTAAAGTGAGCCTCATCCCAGTTTTTGGATTTATGGCTATTCTTTGAGATTTCTGTTGTACATATAGAATACCAAGCCCCGCGATGCGAACACTTTCCCCTTGCACGAGCGCTTCTCTTATTATTGCAACTGCTGAGCTAATTACTTGCTCAGCAATCTTTTTTTGCACGGACGCCTTTTCGGCTACTGCTTCCACCAATTCTGGTTTATTCATACTCTATACCTCCTTAAGTTCTTCTTGCAATTCGCTTAAATCTTCTTCTTCCACATTTTCTAAGATTTCTACTCTGCCATCTTCATACAACACGGTAATGCCAGAATCGGGCTTGCCATACAAACGCCCGTTTCGGTGCCATTTGATTTTTATTTTTTTGGCAGGGGTGAGGATTAGGGCTCCTTCTGAAACACCCAAGCTTCCTGTTTCGGAAGCGTACTCGTAGAAATAGAAGCTTTGGGTCTGGTCAAGTTCTTCAGTAATTATCTCATCTATGTGGGATTCGCCTCTATATCCACACTCTATTATGAGGTGGTAGAGGTTTAAATCCCCGTGTTTAAGAATAAGCGTGGATTCTTTTTTGCCTTGTTTGATAGAGACTCCCTTCAGAGGGAACTCAATGTAGAGCCTTCCTTGCTCGTCTGACTTTAAAAGGCTCTTACTGACCCACATCGTATAAGTAGGTCTGCCGTGTCTTTCTGCCCCTATGTGGCAGTAGTAGAACTTTTGACCGTCTACTTCTTTTTCATAGACGTATACCTTCATACTTTATACCTCCTTTTAAGATTTTCTGCGTTTTCTTTTCTGGCAAAATACTCCTCTACGTATTTGTAAATTACGTGAGGATCCTGAAGATACTTAGATATCTTATGCATGACAGGCAGAGATACACGCCTGCCAGCAATGACATCTCTCAGATAAGTCTCTCGCACTTCAATCTCTTTTGACAATTTATTAATAGAGATGCCTTTCGTTTTAAGCATCTCTTTCATATAATCTCTAAAATCTTGCATATAACCTCCTAATCAAACCATTTATAAATGGTTTGACTTAATGATGTATTTATTATATAACAAAACCACTTATATGTCAATATGATACGCATCATATTTTATATTAGCTTGAAACCTTTGCTGGTAATATTTGATAAATTAGCTCATACTCAACAGTATGAGCTCTACAACTACGCAATCTACAAGCCCGAGCACGACAACTACGCAATCTACAAACACACACTCTACAACTACGAGCTCTACAACTACGCAATCTACAACTACGAAAGCTACAAGCACAGCAAGTACGAAATATGCCAGCTGGGGAAAAATGGTTTTTCAGATATATTCATACAAACAACATACAGAAACAAATCAATATGCAGTTGCAAAACTGCAGACAGTAACAGCTCCCAGCAGTCTGCAATACCTCGGTAATGAAATTCAATCACTTGAACTTGCTATAAATTTTCATTTTGCGTTTTGTAATCCGTTAGAAGAATATGAAAAATTAAAACAACTTGCTGAAAAAGGAGATCCACAAAAGCTTATCATCGGTGAGAAAGTATTTGGTGACTATGTTATTGAGAGCATAGAAGCACAGTATCAGAAAATAGATGCGTATGGGAAACCCGTTGATATCACTTTGCATGTAAAATTCACACAATACATACCAAAAACACTGCAAAAAAGAAATATCAAAACGACCAAAAAACCTGTAGCAGTAAAGAAGAAGGGATGATATGGAATACATACAATACATTGTCAAACAAGGCGATAGATGGGACACGATAGCGTATGAGATGTACGGGGATCCGTATCTGTATGAGCCAATCTTAAATGCTAATCAGCAATATTTAGGACTTCCATACCCACCTACTGGTGCAATTTTGCAGATTCCAGTTTTAGAAGTATCTACATTCCCAAACCAAACCCTAATTAAAGCCCCATGGCAAACAGATTAGAACTTTATAAGCCGTATTTATATGTTGAAATAGACAATATAGATGTCTCTGCTTATATCACACCCTACTTAACGAGCTTTCACGTCACAGACAACGACGGACTGAAAAAATCTGAAAGCGATGATGTGCAGATTGAAGTAGAAGACAGCGAGCATTTTTTCAGAGACAATCCACCAGCGAGAGGCTCAAGTCTGAAAGTGATTTTTGGCTACGAGGAGATAGTCAAAGAAGGGCAATTTTTCATAGACAGCTATAGCTATCACTATTCAAGACAGGGTGCAACATTCAATATCAAAGCTCTTGCAAAAGATGTTAAATCTGCTTTTCGCACACTCAGAACTACAGGCTTTGAAAATATGACATTAAAATCAATAGCTCAAGAAATAGCAAACAGAAATCACTATCAGTTGTTTTTTGATGGTGATGACATTCACTTTCAAAGAGTAGATCAATACAAACAAAGAGATTTAGAGTTCTTACAAAAACTCTGTAAGCTCTATGGATATATCTGCAAAATTGCAGACAAAAAAATTATTATTCGAGAGATACACAAAACATTAACTGATGCTAAAGTATTCACGATCACTCCAGATATCACAATAGACTTTGAGATAGATGTATCAAGCTTGTATGATGCAGAAGTGAGTATTCAGTATTTAGCACCCTCGAAAAAGGCTGTCATTGGAGATAAAAAAAAGACAGAAGTCAAAGCAAGCGGTGATACTCAAGAGATACGAACAAGGATAGAAACAAAACATCAAGCGGACAAGGTAGCACAAGCACAAAAAACACTGAACGATATGGATCAAGCAAAGGGGAGGATAACTATAATCGGACTTCCACAAGTGTATGCTTCGTGCCAAATAGAATTACAAGGCTTTGGTGCAAATTTTGACGGGCTCTATTACTGTTCTTCTATTACACATGAAATTCGTAGATCTGGCTATACAACAGAGATAGAGTTTACGAAAAATCCAAAAACTAAACAGGGAGGCAAAAAGAAATGATTAGGCGAGGCATAGTAGTAGCAGTAGATGAACAAACCGCAAGAGTAAGAGTTCAGATGCCAGATCTGGATGGAGTGGTAACAAATTGGCTTCCAGTGGTGCATCACAAAACACATCAAGACAAAGCTTACTGGCTTCCTGACATAGGCGAATATGTTGTCGTTGGTTTTGATCAAGAGGGAAATTACAGCGATGCTTATGTCTTAGGCGCTATTTACAACGATCAAGACACACCACCAGTAGCAAATGTAAATCAGTTTTTCATTAAGTTTTCAGATGGGACTACAATTGCGTATGACAGGCAAGCACATAGTCTGACTGTTAATTGCGTTGGAAGTATAACACTAAACACGAGCAATAATATCACGATAACAGCATCAAATATAGATATATCAGCGAGCGGGAATGTAACTATCCAAGGTGCAACGATAAATCTCAACTAGGAGGGTGTTATGGGAGCTGGGATTGTCAGAGTAGGAGATTTATCAACAGCGCATGGGTGCTTTCCCGAACGACCGTCCGTTGAAGGGTCTACAAACGTGTTTGTGAATGGAAAAGGTGTTGTGAGATTAGGGGATTTGTGGGCTACTCATTGCTGTACTAGTGATCCAAGCCAATGCCATGATGGGGTTTCTTCAGGAGCTTCTTCTTCTGTGTTTGTAAACGGTCAGCCAGTGGTCAGAGTAGGAGATGCGATTAGCTGTGGCTCAGTAGCAATGCAGGGAAGTAGCAATGTAATGAGCGGTTGAAACCTTTGCTGGTATTCTATCAGTCCTGTTCATATCCTAATCCTATGAACGCAAAAGCAAAAGGCAGTAGAGTAGAACGAGAGATAAGAAAGATATTTGAACAAAAAGGTCTAAAGGTGGTTCGTTCCGCTGGTTCTCTTGGTTCTGCAGATTTGCATGTAGAAGGCTTGGGGTACATACAAGTAAAAGCAAGAAAAGAGTTTCAAATATACAACTGGCTTGAGGGCAACGATGCAGTCGTAATCAAAGCAGATAGACAAGAACCGCTAATCATAATTCCACTGGAGAGGTTTCTATCATGGAAGTAGCGCTTTTGGCTTTGCAGCAGGCAATCACGCATCAAGTAGCTATCTTTGTAGCTGTTATTGTGTTAGTTGTTTTTACAAAGCAGCAACAAGAAAAAATTAATCGTCTTGCTGAATTTATTGAAGACAGAAACGCAAATATTGAGGCAAAAATAGAAGAAATCCAACAACAGTTAAGAGACTTTATCACAAAAGAAGAGCACTATAGAGATGTCAGTGGCTGGAGAGGGGAGTTACAAAAGCTTGATGCGAAGCTTGATAGGTTTATTGAAAAGTTCATTGAAACAAGGAGAAATACATGAGTACGAAGGCTTTGAGAGGGGAAATTTTAGATTTTCTCAACAGGGTCTCGCCGAGGACTGTGGATGAGCTGACAATCATTAGCGTCTTCTATCAATATCATAAAGACAAAGAGATTGTGAATGCTCTACTGTATTTGGCTGACCGTGGATACGTGAGAGTAATAGAAGAAACGCATCCATATAAAGCAAGGGAAAAGATAAAACTGTATCAGATCACAGCAGATGGTATAGACATCTTAGACCTCACAAAGCACGACGATGGCATTGTCGTACCAGATCGGGAGTAGTGATGGGAAGAAGAAAGAAAGCACAACTTTATGACATCATACAAAAGATTGTCTATCTGTATGAAAAAGAGAAAAGAGACTTCAAAACAATTGAAAGCCTTCTCAGGACAGAAGGATATGACATCTCAAGGTCTTCTATTCATCGAGCGTATAAGGATTATTCAGAAGCTGCTAAACAGTACAACGAATGGTGGGACAAGATAGAGATATTGGTTCAACAGACACAAAGCAAACCAACGAGCTTCATGTTGTCCTCTCTCGTTGCAATGCTTACACAGAAAGTGCTTGAGTTTACAAAAGATATAGACAGCTTTGATTTTGAAGAACCAGAGCAATTGATAGCAGCAGTGCACAAGCTTTCACAGATGAGCCAGTCTCTTGAAAAACACATTACTGAAAAATTGCAGAAAGCAGCTGAAAGGCTTGAAGAAGAAGGAAAGAGAAGAAATATTGATCCTGAATTTTTAAAACTCATTAAGGAAGAAATATATGGAGTTTGACAAACTCCTTTTACCTTATCAACAATACGCTTTAAATCAAATGTTTGAAAAAAAATATTCAATCATAATGTGGAGTAGGCAAACAGGTAAATCGTTTGTAGTCTCTTTGTTTGCAGTTCTAAGAGCAATTGAAAAAAAGAATCATTTAGTAGCTATTCTCTCTCCAACTGAAAGACAATCAAAAGAGTTAATGGAGAAAGTAAAAAAGCATGTTGAGTTTTTAAAAGAGATTGGAAAGTTTCAGGGAGAGATAAGCTTTTTTGAAGACACAACAACCAACGTTCTTGAAGTAAAATTTCCAAACAAAAGCAGAATAATAGGACTCCCTGCCAACCCCGACGGTGTGCGTGGTCTTACTGGTGATGTGATACTTGAGGAAGCAGCCTTCTTTAAAGATGGCTACAAAGTTTATCAAGCTATATTTCCGAGCATAACAAGGAACAAAGATTTAAAGCTTGTTGTAATATCAACGCCACGATCCAAATCTGACATATTCGGTCATTTGTGGCAAATGTCAGAAAATAACGAGCTATGGTTTAGGCAAAGGCTTACTATTTTTGATGCAGTAGAACAGGGTTTGAATATAGATATTGAAGAATTGCAGAAAGGCGTTCCCAATCAGGACATCTGGCAACAGGAATATATGTGTGAATTTATGGATGAGGAAAGCGTATTGCTTCCTTATGAAATTCTCCACGCTTGCACCGTTGAAAATATAGAAGCAGATGTAAAAGAATTAACAGGAGATGTTTATCTTGGTGTTGATATTGCAAGAAGGCATGACTTGACAGTCATAAGCATATTAGAAAAGATAGCAGGAAGATACTATTTAAGAAAGCAAGAAATACTTAGAAAATTACCATTCTCAGAGCAGTTTCAAATCATTGATTATCTTTGTCATTTTGCAAGAAAAGTAGCAGTGGATGAGACAGGCATAGGTATGCAAATAGCAGAAGAGCTTGTCAAGAAATGGGGAGACATAAAAGTAATACCTGTTTATTTTACACATAAAATGAAAGATGAGCTTGCAAGTAGAATAAAAGCAGTATTTTACGACAAGATTATAAACATTCCAGCTGACAAAGACCTTATAGAAGACCTTCATTCTGTCAAAAAGGCACTAACAAAGGCTGGGAATGTGAGATACGAGGGAG